GTGAGGAGTTTGCCATTGTGCAGGTGAGGCGGGCCAGGGGTTTGTTTCATCAAAACCTCGGTTTGGGAGAAGGTGCTCCACTCATCGGTTCTCCTTTTGCATGGCCGCATTCAAAAATGCCCAATGAGCTGTTTGCATCAATGGCTGGAATGGTTTTTGTCAAAGCTAATGGTGCTTCATTCTCCAGTACAACCTACCCTAAACTGGCTGTACTTTATCCGGGGTTGAAATTGCCTGACTTACGCGGCGAATTTATTCGTGGCTGGGATGATGGTCGAGGTGTCGATAGCTCGCGCAACTTGCTTTCATCCCAAGAAGATATGTTTAAGTCCCATAACCACAGATTTGTAAACGAATATGGTACACCTACGGACCGGATAATCGCGTACACGGATGAAAATAACGAAAACGCTGAGGCAAATAATGTAAGTGGTGTACGGGCCTGGACGTACATTTTCATGGAGAAAACTGGTGGCAATGAAACCAGACCACGCAATATTGCATTCAATTATATTTTGAGGGCTGCGTAATGTTAAAAGCTCAGTTAGATAAAGATTTCGTCGCTATTAACGCTGGGGAAATTAGCGTTTGTAATTATGATGGTGTTTCACGTGAATACCTTTCAACCATCACTGAAATTCTTGCTAAAGGAGTAGGCCTTCCTGCTAATTCGTGTATCGATGCTCCTTTAGAGAAAAAAGAGGGCATGGTGGTTTGTAGAACTAAAGACCTTTCTGCGTGGGAGTATATCAACGATCATCGTGGTGAAACTGTTCATGACATTAAAACAGGTGAATCTCTCATAATAACAGAGCTGGGTGATTACCCTGAAAATACCACACCTAAAATACCTTTATCCCAATATGATGAATGGGATGGAGAGGATTGGGTTATGAATCTGGTGAAGAGGCATGAAGCAGATATAGCGAGTGCAGAGAAGCATCGGCAAAGTCTTTTAGACAATATTGAAAAGACGACATCCGACTGGCGGATTGAACTTTTACTGGGAGATATTAGCGATAACGATAAATCGAAATTATCAGCATGGATGGTGTATAAATCGGCAGTCAAAGCTGTCGATATGTCGACGGCTCCGGATGTTAACTGGCCAGTACTTCCGGTGGTGCTGGCTATGTGATATTGTGTTCATAATCAGTTTTGACTTCTTTTAACTCTCTGATACAGGTCAGTCAATCAGGCTGGCCTCATCATTGTGACTAATTATGCCTGTCCGGAGTTAAGAATGTCAGCGGTTAATCATTATTATTGCACTGACTAGTAATAAATTTCATGCCTATTCTGCTGCGTACAACCCTGCTTCCTGCTCTAGGTTGTTATCATTTTTCCATGACTCATCATCTCGCTAATCGATTTTTAAAAGTGTTAATCTTATTAAAAATCTGGCTGTTTCTATCATAGAGATTTGGATTATGATTTCATCATAGAATAGATTTCCATGTAAAATATTAATTCAATTTGTGGTAAACGCTTCGCCATAAGCGAATAAGTAGCAGTGCTAAATATCACACCATTGTATTTAACTAACCAAATTGCGGAATTGCTGACTACCATGGAACCTGGCTCACAAATGGGCGCCCCGGACTTTTCTGTAAAAATGAATACTCGTATTAATGAGACTGATAATGTTATTCATATTTGGCAAGACCAGTTACTTTCCGTGATTATAACTGATGCTTACAAGATGTTACTAACCAATATGAATGAAATTCTTTAAGGCAGTTTTTAATGTAAACCTAAAAGATATTTTCAGATAAATGTTGTTCCATGAAGCTTGTCCAGTTTGACTGTAAGTTATGAAAAAGCCGTAAAATTACTTACGGCTTTTAATGTGGGTTGAGCGGTCATATAGGAAGCTATGATTACTCAGCTTTAGAAAAGGTAATAATATCAGTATATTTTAAATGCACCAATATCAACTGACCATATTTAAAAAGCCTAACCACCTTTTCATTCATTTTAAGGGTAATATGCAGCACCATATTTATTTATAAACCTTCACCACCAACTAAATTATATTTAGTTTTTTTAGTTAAAATAAAAAACTTGTATTTTATATCCTTATTAGTATGAGTCACGAACCCATTCCCTTATTTAACTACATCTTTAAATAAAACACTTATCCAGTACCCTAATGAAAGGATCGTCATCACCAACAACATCGCAGTTAGACTTCAGTATTAAGCAACTCAACCATCGATTCAAAATCCTATTGCCAACCAAGAAAAGCACCTAGAATGACCAACATCACCAGATTCTATAAAGAAATGTGCATCGGCACCTGTGCGACCAGGTGAACCAATAGAGACTTGTTGTCTAAGTGAACGATAAGCACTTGAGAATTCATAATCAGGGGTTGAAACACCTGTGCTGGTTGTTACACAAGCGCACTTAACCGGAAACGGAATGGGAAAAGTAATGTTACATTTATAATTATCTGCGGTTGTGCCACTCCTCCATGTTCCCCATTGAATAATTATATTTCTAACTTTACCACCAATGCTAACTGGAATAGACATCCAGCCATCATCACTATCAAGCGCGGTAATCCCATTCCTTATTGCGGCTTCTCCCAAACCGAGGTTTTTAGGATGCCCTAAGCTTTTTATCAACAATTGCGTTTGGATAAAAACCTCGGGCTATGAGAGTGGAGGCGGCGGTGCATCGTATTTTTGTGCGGGAGGGAATCCCATGGCTGCCGGCTCAGCTTTTTCCGGTGATCCAGGCGCATTAGGTTCAGGAGGAGGCGGAGGATTTTCCGTTAGTAATTCATCTGCTCAAACTGGTGGGAATGGGGGCGATGGGTTGATTATCATTGAGGAATATGCATGAAAACGTATGCAAGAATTGAAAAAAATATAGTTAAAGAACTATTTTCCACTGAGGAAAAAATCACAAAGCTTTTCCATCCCGATATGCATTGGGTGGATATTACAGCAAGCGGGGTGAAAATATCTGAAGGTTGGAATTATATAAACAACACATTCATTCCGGAAAAAAAGACTAACATCCTATAATTAAAAACCCGCATACGCGGGTTTTTTTAAAAGCCAAGCACTATTAATCGCTTAAAAAATGCATAAAAAAATCATGAAGCCGCAGGCAAACTAAATACTTACATTAAACCAGCTTAGGGCAAATAGATCGAGAGCTATAACTCATTGTTAAGAAATGATTTTAACTAATAAATTATTTTTTCTTTCGCTGATGGATAGATCATACTAAACCCTTTGTCTTGATAAAATAAACCATCAGCTTTATTTAAAAACATACCCGGCTGGCAAAAAACACCACTTTCTATTTTCACCATGGTGAAGCCGGATATGTCAAATTCATTGTCCCTGATAATGATATTTTCGACATAATTACTACCTGTTTGAATAAGTGCGAAATTAGTCATCTGTTACCACTCCACTATGAGGATACCGGGCTGACCTACAGCACCGTTACCATTAATGCCAGTAGATCCCCCTGCGCCGCCAGCACCAAAACCGTCTCCAATGTAACCATTTTGGCCGCCGGCACTGCCATTACCAGAAGATCGCACTGCTCCCCCGCCGCCACCGAATGGGCAAGATGCGCCTGCACCGCTATTTCCCGTTCCAATGACTAAGAGAGTTTTGCCACTATCACCCGCACCATCTCCGCCGGAGCTTCCCCGAGGATATCCTCCTCCGCCAGCCCCGCCATACTGCGCTGAACCTCCGCCACCAGGGTCTCCACCCTGACCGGCGATAAGGGTCAAATAACTGCCAAAAACAGTATTGCCACCAGTACCCCCAGCCTTACCATCTGAGTTTACTGACGTGGTTCCACCGACACCACCCGCCCCGATAATCACATCAACTATCTCTCCAGATTTAACGGTTATAGCGCGCTTGATAACTGACTGCCCAGCACCACCACCTCCAGCACCACCGCCAAATTCACTGGTGTTGGTTCGGCAACCGCCGCCGCCGCCGCCGCCGCCGCCGGCACATCCGGATAGATAAATAGTCGTTACACCATCAGGCACCTGGAACTTACCGCTACTGATGAATTGTTTAACGCCTCGAGAGCGCGAAATTTCATTTTGGACCGCTTCTACAAAACCGAGGTTTTGATGAAACAAACCCCTGGCCCGCCTCACCTGCACAATGGCAAACTCCTCACCTTTTACCGGAGGAAAAACGATGCTGATTGGCTATGTCAGGGTGTCAACAAATGACCAAAACACCGATTTGCAACGGAATGCGCTGCAGAGCGCAAATTGTGAACAGATTTTTGAGGATAAAATCAGCGGTAAGACCAGTGAACGGCCTGGTTTAAAGCGGGCGCTGCGGACGTTAAAAGAGGGCGATACTTTGGTGGTATGGAAGCTCGATCGACTGGGCCGCAGCATGCGTCACCTGGTCATGCTCACCGAAGAGCTGCGCGAACGCGGGGTAAACTTTCGTAGCCTCACGGACAGCATCGATACCAGCACACCTATGGGCCGTTTTTTCTTTCATGTGATGGGCGCACTGGCGGAGATGGAGCGCGAATTGATTGTCGAGCGAACGCGTGCCGGCCTGACCGCTGCGCGTGAGAAAGGACGCATTGGTGGCCGCCGGCGCATTATGACACCGGAAGTCGTTGCCAGAGCGGAACGCATGATGGCGAATGGCGCCACGCTTCATCAGGTTGCACTCGTATTAGATGTTTCAACCAAAACCATTTATCGTTATATTCCAGCGCCAAAACAGCACCATTTACGCGGTTCTTCTTACTGAACGATCAGCAAACCGCAATCGAATGCATCCTTTTCACTGACCTGACACTCTGAGCACACCCACAACACGGAGTGCTACAGATGTCTGATTTTCATCACGGTGTCCGCGTCGTCGAAGTCAATGACGGTACACGCACCATTTCAACAGTTTCAACCGCCATTGTTGGCATGATCTGCACCGCAGAAGATGCTGATGCAACGGCATTTCCTCTTAACACACCTGTTCTGCTGACCAACGTGCAGGCAGCTATCGGTAAAGCCGGCACCAAAGGCACGTTAGCAGCCGCGCTGCAGGCGATTGCTGACCAGGCGAAGCCGGTAACCGTCGTGGTTCGCGTAGCAGAAGGCGCGAGCCAGGCTGAAACCACCTCTAACCTGATTGGCTCGACGGATGCGAACGGTAAATACACCGGCATGAAGGCGCTGCTCAGCGCGCAAACGCAGCTGGGTGTTAAACCGCGCATTCTTGGCGTGCCGGGTCTGGATTCGCTGGAAGTGGCGACAGCGCTGGCCAGCATTGCCCAGCAGCTGCGTGGCTTTGCCTACGTCTCTGCCTGGAACAGCAAAACCATTTCTGACGCCATGAAGTACCGCGAAAACTTCAGCCAGCGCGAGCTGATGGTGATCTGGCCAGATTTTATTGCCTGGAACACGGCAACCAATAAATCTGAAATGGCTTATGCCACCGCACGTGCGCTGGGCCTGCGCGCCAAAATTGACAACGACACCGGCTGGCATAAAACCCTGTCTAACGTGGGCGTCAATGGCGTGACGGGTATCTCTGCAGATGTTTTCTGGGATCTGCAACAGACCGGCACCGATGCCGATCTGCTGAACGAAAAATGTGTTACCACGCTGATTCGCAAGGACGGTTTCCGTTTCTGGGGCAACCGCACCTGCAGTGACGATCCACTTTTTGCCTTTGAAAACTACACCCGTTCAGCACAGGTGCTGGCCGATACCATGGCGGAAGCGCACATGTGGGCCAACGACAAACCGCTGACGCCAGTACTGGTACGCGAAATCATCGCCGGTATCAATGCCAAGTTCCGTGAGCTGGTCAGCGCCGGTTATCTGCTGGGCGCCAACTGCTGGTACGACGAAAGCGCCAACGATAAAGAGAGCCTGAAGGCGGGCAAACTGTTTATCGATTACGACTACACGCCGGTGCCGCCGCTGGAAGATCTGACCCTGCGTCAGCGCATCACCGATACCTATCTGGCGAACTTCGCCGCATCCGTAAACAGCTAAGGAGCCGGATAAATGGCACTGCCACGTAAACTCAAGGGGTTGAACCTCTTCAACGATTCAAACAGCTATCAGGGCATCGTCACCGCAGTTACGCTGCCGAAGCTGTCACGCAAGCTGGATACCTACCGCGCTGGCGGTATGAACGGTGCGGCATTCATTGATAACGGCCTGGACGATGCGGCACTCGATATGGAGTGGACGCTGGGCGGGATGGATGAGCTGGTATTAAGCCAGTGGGGCGCGATGGCGAACGTACCGTTGCGTTTCACCGGTTCTTATCAGCGTGATGACACCGGCGAAGAAATCGCCGTGGAAATCGAAGTACGCGGTAAGCACCAGTCCTTTGACTTCGGTGAAGCCAAACAGGGCGAAAACACCGAAACCAAAATCACCAGTAAAAACACCTATTTCAAACTGACCTGGAATGGCAAAGAGCTGATTGAAATCGACACCGTCAACATGGTGGAGAAGGTCAACGGCGTCGATCGTCTGGAACAGCGCCGTAAAAACCTCGGCCTGGTGTAATAACAACGGCCGGCGCGTCCTGCGCTGGCCCCTCTTGATTGGGATGGAGAAAAAATGGAACAGCTTGATAAGCCAGAACTGAAAGAAAACCTGGTGGTGCTGGAAAGCCCGATTTCACGTGGCGATGTGGTGATCGCTCAGGTTGAGCTGGTGAAACCGACCGCCGGCGCGCTGCGCGGTGTGCGGCTGGCTGATCTGGCCTCGTCCGATGTGGATGCCCTGTTGATGGTGCTGCCCCGCATCACCATGCCATCGCTGACCAAAGCAGAGTGCAACGCACTGGACCCAGTTGACCTGATTGCCCTGGGCGGCAAGGTGATTGGTTTTTTGTCAGCGAAATCGGCCGCGTAAGCTGGCCCCGCGATCTGACGGTCAATGACCTGATGGCCGATATTGCCAGCGTTTTTCACTGGCCACCCTCAGAAATGTATCCCATGTCGCTGGAAGAGTTACTCGACTGGCGGCATAGAGTGATGATCCGCAGTGGAGTAACCTCAGATGAGTAACACGCTCAAGCTGCAAGTGCTGCTGGAAGCGGTTGATCGGGCTACGCGCCCGTTCAATGCCGTACGTAAAGAAACCGAAAAGCTGTCTGCGGATATCCAGGAAACGCAGGATCGCCTGGACGAGCTCAATGCCAAATCCGCGCAGATTGAAGGGTTCCGTGAAACCCGCAAAGAACTGACGCTGACCCAACAAAATCTTAAAAATACCCGGGCAGAAGCAGCGGCACTTGCCATTCAACTTAAAAACACTCAAAACCCTACCGCGGAACAAACCCAGGCGCTGGATAAGCTGCGTCAGTCGGCTAACGCGCTGCAGCAAAAAAACCTTCAACTGCGTCAGTCAGTACAGGATCAGCGCCAGTCCCTGAACGAGGCGGGAATTTCCACGCGCCGGTTGAGCAGCGAGCGCCAGAAGCTAAATCAACAAACAGAGCGCACGACATCCACCCTCAATGCGCAGGGTGAGTCCATGAATCTGCTAAATCAGCGCCAGGACAAGCTCAACCGCACCCGTGAACGTTACCGTGCGGGCATGGCGCTGGCAGATAACGTACAAAGCGCCAGTTCGAAAGCCAAAGACTTTGTCGAGAAGGGCCGCAAAGTTATCGATTACCTGTCACCCAGTGACGCGAAAGACGGCAAGGGACGCGTTGGCGGGCAGGGCGCGGGCAATATCACAGAACTCAATAAGGCGATGGCCAGTGTCGGCCCGGTGGCAAAACAGGCGGGACTGAGTGTTGGCCAGACTGCGGCCATGATCGGCGTGCTGGCGGAAAACGGTATAACGGGCAGCCAGGCAGGCGCCGGCGCCAGTGCGATGTTAACGCACGTTCAGGCGCCTGATGCCAGCGCAGACAGCGCGCTTAAAGCGTTGAATGTGCAAACCGCTGACGACCAGGGCAACAGTCAGCCCATTTTCGCGGTGCTCAGCCAGGTGCAGGCGGCGTTTGAGAAAAACAAGCTCGACGCTGCCCAGCAGGCCACTTATCTGCAGGCCATCTTTGGTGAACAGGGCGCCGCACCTGCCGCAGCATTGATGAAGGGCGCGGCCAGTGGCCGGCTGGATCAGCTGTCTCAGGCGCCCGCTGCCCAGCCGCCTGCAGCAGATGCCTCTGTGGATACCCACCTGCAAGCTATCAGTCAGGACGGCTTATCCGTTCAGTCCGTTCTGACCGGCGTCATGAATATCAATCCTCAACTTTCTGACAGCCTGCTGACGCTGGCGGCCGGTGGGCTGACCTTGGTGGATTCCCTGGCCAGCGTCGGGAACATTGCCTGGCCGGTCATTAGCGGGCTGAGCACCATCATGGCGGGCGTGGAGCTGCTGGGCGGTGCATTTGCCATCATCGGCGGCGCCATTACGGCCACGCTGGGAGCGATCACGCTGCCGGTGGTGGTGCTTGGTGCCGCTATCGCGGCGGGGGCCATGCTGGTTTATCAGTACTGGGAACCGATCAGTGCCTTTATCAGCGGCATTGCTCAGGGCTTTAGTGCAGCGATGGGGCCGATAAGCGACGCGTTCGCGCCGCTGAAGCCGGTCTTTGAGTGGTTCAGCAATAAAGTGTCCGAGCTGGGAGCCTGGTTCTCAAAGCTGCTGGAACCCGTGAAGTTTTCTCAGCAGGAACTGGCCTCGGCAGGTGAGATGGGACAGCGCTTCGGCAATATGCTGGCGACGGCACTCAAATTACCCGGTGAAGCCCTGAATCAGCTGCGAGGCGGCATTGACTGGGTGCTGGGCAAGCTTGGCATCATCGATGAGAAATCTGACAAGGTGAAAGACAAGCTGCCTCCGCCCAAAATGCGTGAGCAGGATGAAGAGGATGAGGATAACGCGGATGCCCGTCCGGCCGCATCGCGTGCCAGCCTGAACAGCACGCTCAATCAGCCTTTGCCCTCGGTTAACAATTCAAACGTGGATAACCGTCAGCACACGGTCACCAACAATATCTATGCGACAGGTGAGCCTCAGGCGATTGGACAGGCCGTTGCGCAGGCTTCCACGGTATCGCCGTGGTCCACGTCTGACCATAGCTATAACTCCATGTTTAGTCTGGATTAATTAACCATGATGATGATATTAGGCATGATGCCGTTTGTACGGCAAACCCTTCCCTTCGACAATTTACAGCATGACATTACCTATCGCTGGGCAAAAAACAGCCGCGTGGGGCGTCGTGAGTCGACCCAGTTTTTGGGCGGCGGCGACGATAAAATCAAGCTGTCTGGCGAGCTCCGGCCTGAAATCACCGGCGGCAATGTCACACTGCTGGCGCTGAAGACTATGGCCGATGAAGGGCTGGCGTGGCCGCTGATTGGCGGCAATGGCATTATTTACGGCATGTTTGTTGTGACGGATTTCTCGGCCACGCATACGGAGTTCTACAGCGACGGCAGCGCGCGCAAGATAGGCTTTACCCTCAACCTGCTGCGGGTAGACGATTCACTAACCAGTATGTTCGGGGACTTAAAAAGGCAGGCGGAAGAACTGCAAAACCGGGTCAGCGACGCAGCGCAACGGGTCGGCTCTGTCATCAATAGCGCCACTTCTGCGCTGAATGGAGGGCGCTGAGATGAGCGATATCGTCCCGATTCCAGTGCCCCTGCGCGTTGCGCCTACGCCGGACTTTACTATCAAAATTGAGACGAAGGATAAAACGGAAGATATTCGCCCACGGCTGATTTCTCTGAAGTTGACAGACAACCGCGGCCTGGAGGTCGATCAGCTGGACCTGGTACTCGACGACAGTGACGGCCAGTTGGTCATGCCGCCCTTTGGCGCGAAAGTGGTCTTAGAGATAGGCTGGAAGGGGCAGCCGCTTGCAGATAAGGGCTCCTACATCATTGATCAGGTCACCTACCAGGGCGCGCCGGACACAATAACGGTTGTCGCCCGAAGCGCCGATTTTAGCGGTTCGCTCGATGTTAAAATCACTGATTCATATCCAGACATGACGGTTGGCGAGGTTGTGGACAAAATCGCGAAACGTAACGGACTTACCTCCGACGTGCGGCCGGAGATAGCCAAAAAAAAGATTAAGCATATCGATCAGACGCAGGAAACGGACGGCACGTTCATTACCCGGCTGGCTATGCTGGTTGGCGCGGTGGCGGCAATAAAAGATAAGACGCTACTGTTCTTTCCCCCCGGGCAGGGCGTGACCGTGAGCGGAAAGCCGATTCCACTCCTGAATCTGAACCGACAGGATGGCGATAAGTATGAGTACAAATTGTTTAAGCGCGACGATTACAGTGGCGTTGAAGCAAAATGGTACGATCAGAAAAAGGCGCAGCAGAAAGGGATAACCGTCAACACGATCCCGCCAGCAACACCGACGCTGAACCCTGTCCATCCGGCGGCCAAAAATATCCCCACAATCGGGCAACAAGACCCGGGAAAAACCTATGTTTTTGGCAGCAATAAGAAGCTGTTCGTACTGAATACGCATTTCAGTAGCCAGGAGGAAGCAGAGGAGGCGGCTAAAGCGAAGTGGCAGGATCTGCAACGTAACCGGGCTACGTTGAAGATCCTACTGGCACTGGGCGCTGCAAAGCTGATTCCTGAAACGCCGGTCAAAGCCCAGGGCTTTAAATCGGTCATCGATAATCAAAAATGGCTGATTACCAATATCGTGCATACCCTCGATAAAAGTGGATTTACCACCTTGTTGAACCTGGAGCTGATGGTTGAAAACGTGGATTACGTCTTAGTGGAAAAACAGGTTGGTTAGATTAAGTCTAATTTAAGTTGCTTTTTGTTTAGTCTTTGGCTAATGTTGTTGCATGCCAGAGAGGAGAACCACCATGATGCATTGCCCAAAATGTCAGACCGCCGCCCATACGAAAAGCAGTCGCTACGTTTCGAAAGAGACGAAAGAACGTTATCACCAGTGCCAGAACATTAACTGCAGTTGTACCTTTAAAACCCTGGAGAGCGTGTCCGGGATTATCGTCGAACCGGCGCAGATCAATACGGTGCCGATGATGGCAAAAGGCAGCAATAATCCGTCACCGCAGCTGCTGTAAGCCCAACCCGCGAAAGCGGGTTTTTTTTATGGCTGCGGCCTGGAGGGGATCGCTGGGAGACGAGGCTGAAGGCCAGCGAGCCGTTGACGTTTAAGGGGGCGACAGCGCCCTCTGGGCGTGCTGTTAATAACTGTACGGCGGGTAGGGCGCGCGGACCCTTGGGGACAGTGGCAATAACTGTACGGGAATGAAAAGATTCCAGGAATGTCAGCACGACAAAATATATGTCCAGTGAATGGAGATGAATCGTGGCGGTATTTTCGGCAGAAGAAAACTCAGGCCTATAAAGCATTTTGGCACTGAGAGTGAGTCAACAGTGAGATTTTAAATTTTGCATGCGAATTCCCTTCTTCCCTGCGGAAGAAGGGAAGGGTCCAAAATCAGTGAACGATATGTGTAAATTTGCTCTCAATCATCACCAGCCCCGACTCTGTTCGCACAAAGCGAGGCGCGGTTAAGTCGTCACTCATAATGTTAACCATCTGGAATAACAAGCCGGTGATATGTTTCTGCAAATCCGTCGAGGCCTGCTGATTTAGCAACACTAACGTCAATGCGCTGCAATATTGCCGCATCTCTTCCGAGTCTATCAAATCCTTGGTGCGACAGGCTTTGTCATCACCTTTCTCCAGCGTGAGGCGTTTAATCAGGTGTTCTGGCAGTGGCTGGTCCAACAGAACCCTCAGGACTTCCAGTGCAGCAAGCAGGCGACCGCATAGCGCCATGCGAGCTGCGAGCTCGTTACATTCCACCAGGGCATCGACATAGCGCACGCACGTATCCAGCACCTGAAAGAGATCGTGCGTGGTGCCGAGCGGCGTTTTCAAGAGGTTTGAGATCGCAGATCCGATAACTGGCTGAATGTCCAAGATTTGATGATGGGCAGTTGTGTTACTATCGGTGTTAGCCATAGCGTTGTTTCCTAAAGAGTGAACGTTGTGGGCGGTATGTGTTGCATCACTGCCGGGGCGTTGCTCTCATAAAAGGCCTCATGTTAGTGTGGTCTTTTAAAGGATTAAAATGAGGGAATAGGTCAATACATGTCAATCATAATGCGTGAAAAAAAACCAAAAGGTCGAGGCAAGTCCCCACAATTTCAAATGCGCATTGATCCCGCCTTGAAAAAACAGCTCGATGCGGTTGCAACTGAAGAAGGAATTAGTTTAGCAAACTGGTTGAAGAATCTGGCGAGGGAGGCGTTAAAGGCAAGGGGAATTGAGCCGGAGGGATAAATTTGTGGGTGAAATGTTGAGTTAATTATATGTGTGGTAAATGGAAAAAGCTAAATTTCGCTATTGTGAAGTTTTTAATGTGGCCATTACAATTTTGATAAAATAGCTGAGGCTTTGATGGAACTGTGAGTAAATGAAGCTTTTTATTGTATGGTTAATGCAATCTTTTTTCTATCTTGTAACGATTGTAGTCAGTGCTGTTGGCGCTTATTTTATTGTGCGATTTGTTCCATTTTATCCTATGGGGTTTTTCTTTGCCTGGGTCAGTATCGTTGCTTATCTTTATGTAAGATATAGTAAGTGGGTTTAATTCTAAATACAGGGTTTATATCTATCATTTTAAATTCCTCACAGTAATATCGTATTTTGCTGCAACCTGTTTATCGATGTAAGCGAAAAAAATTGAATGTTACCCCAGCAAGTCATTTTGAAATTTTGGCTAACCTTACAAGCTTCATTTTCGTTAGACTTAAGTCAGTGAGCAAGTGATTATGAGGTCCCAATTCGAACTGAGTTAAATCAGTAACTTACTGATTTTTATGTTTTCTCCAAGCCGTATAACGATGAAAAGTGGCACATAGCGTTGAGCTCTGCTGCCACTTTGCTGCCATCAAACATTTAATTCAAGTGTAGGAAAATAAATGAGACTCAGTTACTCATTTCTTCTCACAACACCGTTAATCAGGTCTGGAACAAATCTCTCCACAAATCCAGATATGAAACAGAAGCATACAATAGCTTGAAGGTTACTTTTAAATGGAGCTAAAAATAACTCTGATTGAGTTCCAAAAACAAGGAAGCATCCGAAGGTAGCACCTATTATTAATCTGGAAAGGCTTTCACAATATAAACTATATTCACCAGCGTAATTGTCTATAGATATATCTTCTTTTCTTTGAAGGCTAGATACCATTGCTCCAATAATTCCCGCACCCGCGCCCATTTGATAAGTTATTAATTCTGGTGTTCTATAGTATAGAAAAATTATAGCCAAGAAAGATAAGGCCGAGAAGCTCACGCTAATTAAGAATAGTTTCAATTTTAAAAATGAGATTGCTTTTGATGATAGATAATTTCTTGCATCATTAAAGCATTTTTTTGCTAAATCATTATCGTTTTTATTGAAAGCATTTGCCAGCGCGGATACCAGTTTGTTCATGAACATAGGTTTATAAGATGATGGCAATATGGTTGAAGCGAGTCCTCTCAAAGACTCAAGCTCATCCAAAGCACCTCTCATATATTCTGGTATGTCCTGATAATACCACCAAACAACTTCATTTTTATTGTTTAAATAAACTGCAAACTTAGGGCTTTCAATAGTTCGCTTAATTGAGCCTTTTGCATTATTAACATACTCTTTTATGTCTGCGAAGATAACATCTGTATCACAAGGCTCATTAGCTGTAAGACAGTAATAAAATCTACTTGCTAGAAGTGGAGATAATTTATTTTTTTGGACTCTATTAAGATGGAATTTCATCAAACCATTAAGCATTACAAACTCTCGCAGAGCAATGAGAGCATGATCGGGTACCGATTTCAGTTCCCATTCTAGATCACAGACAGAGTTTATAAAAATTTTTGTATCGGGTCTTTCATACAGAACTCTATGAGTCAAGTATGTTCTATTTTCAGATTCTAGTAGGCTTTCTAATGGGATTTCATTTTTAATATTATTCGTAAGCTCCAAGTCTTTTTTTTCTTCCTTTTTTAGGAATGATTTTATTCTGTTTAAAATGGACATTAATTATCCTTTAACGTTCTATTGCTAATGATTTGATAGGGGGGTTAATGTATGAACTTATGCCGATAGATCTATTTTATTTAAAGGGTTGAGAAACATAGCTTCTGACAAATGGTCCGGAGCAAAGTGAGCATACCGCATCGTTACTTTGATATCCGTGTGCCCTAATATTCTTTGAAGCACAAGGATATTTCCGCCATTCATCATAAAATGAGAGGCAAAGGTGTGACGCAGAACATGCGTCAGCTGCCCAGCTGGTGTTTCGATCCCGGCGCGTTGCATTGCTTTTCTAAAAGCTGAATAGCATGGTTTAAAGAGCAACTGCGCTTTCCTGCTCGATGGCAGTTCAGCCTGTAATTTTTCAGTTATCGGCACCGCTCGATTTTTCTTGCCTTTAGTTTTCACATAGATGATCTGACCGGCGCGAATTTGGTTTCCCTTTAAGCCTTCTGCCTCACTCCATCGTGCGCCAGTTGCCAGGCAAATTTTTACAATGGCTCTTAGGCCTTTGGAGCGGCTATTCTCACATTCCGTGAGTAACGTGTGGATCTCCTCAATGGTGAGATATGACATCTCCGACTCACTGATTTTAAACTCGCGCACATTCTCAAGTGGATTGGGGGCGGTCCATTCATCCAACTGGCGCAGCTCGTTAAACATCGCCCTGAAATACGCCAGCTCTAAATTAACCGTGCGCGGCGTTACCGGCTTCACTCGAATTGAGCGGGTGATCTTCCCGCTTAACCGCTGCTCGCGATAAGACGCAAAAATTTTCGCGTTAAACTTAGTTGCAAGTTGGTTTCCCATTACCTCGCAGGCAAAAGCCATTATGGTTCGCCGCTTATCTGCTTTATCTCCCAACCAGGGCTTATCTTGAGCCTGTTCTTTTATGAATTTCTCATAGGATTGTGCTCCGCCCTTCATCGCAAACTGGCGGCGAATCATTTTGCCGTCTCGGCCGTTTGAGAAGATCTATATCTGGTATTTTACGACCAATGACGAATTCTGAAAACAAAAAAGCCACCCTTGCGAGGTGGCTTAACTGAATGATTTTCATCACTAAATCTGGTGGCCCCTGCTGGGTTTGAACCAGCGACCAAGCGATTATGAGTCGCCTGCTCTAACCACTGAGCTAAGGGGCCAATGGAGCGGGGATTATAAAGTATCTGTCCGGGGCAATCCAGCGTTGTTCAGCTGGTTGCTGAAATAAGCAGCAATGTTTTACTTGCTGATAACTATGATAAAACAGACGAAAATCTCTGGCTGATGGGCGGCGGTGCAACTGACGCTGTTATCCTTAAATGTCTTTCCCCGCTTAACAATAAAAAAAGCCCACTCAGGCCAGGACGTTAACCGGCAAATGCGCTTTAATCAGTGGCAAGATTATGACGAATAAGGATGCGTGAGCGGCTGTAAGGCGCAGCGCAAAGCCAGGAGCCCCATGAGCGAACACAACATCACCGATATCATTGCAACGGATCTGAACGTGCTGTTTTGCGGCATCAATCCCGGCCAGTCAACCGCGCACACCGGCTATCACTTTGCGCATCCGGGTAACCGCTTCTGGAAGGTGATTTATCTGGCAGGGTTTACCGAGCAGCAGCTGAAGCCGGAAGAGGAGCAGCGCTTACTGGAGACCGGATGCGGTATCACGATGCTGGTCGAGCGTCCGACCATTCAGGCGAATGAACTGGGTGGTGATGAGCTTCGCGATGGCGGTCAGCGGCTGATGGATAAGGTGATACGTTATCAACCTGCTGCGCTGGCTATCCTGGGTAAGGATGCCTTTAAACGCGCGTTTCGGCAGAGCAAGGTGGAGTGGGGCGAGCAGCCGATTTACACGGGGAAAACCCAGGTCTGGGTGCTGCCGAATCCCAGCGGACTGAATCGGGCATCACTGGAAGAGATGGTGGCGATGTATCGTCAGATGTACGATGCGCTACAGGCACAAGGTTAAAGGTCAGGCGTGAAAAGTGGGGCAAGGGCGGCAGATATAAAAAACCCCGGCGAACCGGGGTTTTAACTGACTTAGTCGTCGAGGAAGCTGCGCAGCACTTCCGAGCGGCTCGGATGGCGCAGTTTACGTAGGGCTTTCGCTTCAATCTGACGGATACGCTCACGGGTTACGTCAAACTGTTTGCCCACTTCTTCTAACGTGTGGTCGGTGTTCATATCGATGCCGAAACGCATGCGCAGCACTTTGGCTTCACGGGCGGTCAGGCCAGCCAGCACGTCATGGGTCGCAGAACGCAGGCTCTCAGAGGTGGCAGAGTCCAGCGGCAGCTCCAGCGTGGTGTCTTCGATAAAATCACCCAGATGTGAATCTTCATCATCACCAATCGGCGTCTCCATAGAGATAGGCTCTTTGGCAATCTTCAGCACCTTGCGGATCTTATCTTCAGGCATAAGCATGCGCTCAGCCAGTTCTTCTGGCGTCGGCTCGCGGCCCATCTCCTGCAGCATCTGGCGCGAGATACGGTTGAGTTTGTTGATGGTCTCAATCATATGCACCGGAATACGGATGGTACGCGCCTGGTCAGCGATAGAACGGGTAATCGCCTGACGAATCCACCATGTGGCATAAGTTGAGAACTTATAGCCGCGACGGTATTCGAACTTATCAACCGCTTTCATCAGACCGATGTTACCTTCCTGGATCAGATCCAGGAACTGCAGACCACGGTTGGTGTATTTCTTCGCGATTGAAATGACCAGACGCAGGTTAGCTTCAACCATCTCTTTCTTCGCGCGGCGAGCTTTCGCTTCACCGATCGACATACGACGGTTGATGTCTTTAACCTGCTCGATGGTCAGGCCGGTTTCTTCTTCAATCTGGGCCAGTTTCTGCAGAGAACGCATCACGTCATCCTGCACGTCCAGCAGTTTTTCAGACCACGGCTTGTTCATGGCCAGTGCGGCTTTGAACCAGCTCTCGTTAGTCTCGTTACCGGTGAACAGCGTAATGAAGTTTTTCTTCGGCATTTTGCACACTTCAATACACAGCTTCATGATCAAACGTTCCTGAGTACGGACACGCTCCATCATTTCACGCATGTTGTTCACGAGGTAGTCGAACTGCTTCGGTACCAGGCGGAACTGCTTAAAGACGTCAGACAGGTTCTGGATCTCGGCAACCGAGGCAGCATGGCTGCGTCCTTTGCTTTTGATCACGTCACGCGTGGTTTCGTACTGCGTGCGCAGGTCTGAGAACTTCTCGCGCGCCAGTTCTGGATCGATAGAGTTATCGTCGTCAGAGCTGTCGTCATCGCTCTCTTCATCGTCATCTTCGTCGTCATTACGATCGGCTTCAGACAGCTCAGAACCCACGTGAGTGGCGGTCGGTGCCAGGTCTTCTTCAGCGTTAGGATCAACAAAGCCAGTGATTAAATCTGACAGGCGCGACTCGCCTGCTTCAACGCGATCGTACTGATCCAGCAGGTAGGTAATGGCTTCCGGATATTCAGCAACGGAACACTGAACCTGGTTAATACCGTCTTCGATACGCTTCGCGATGTCGATTTCGCCTTCGCGGGTCAGCAGTTCAACGGTACCCATTTCACGCATGTACATGCGAACCGGGTCAGTGGTGCGGCCAATTTCAGATTCAACGCTGGATAATACCTGAGCGGCAGCTTCCGCGGCATCTTCGTCAGTATCGGAGCTGTTTTCATTCAGCATCAGATCGTCGGCGTCCGGGGCTTCTTCAACCACCTGAATGCCCATGTCGTTAATCATCTGGATGATGTCTTCGATCTGATCGGAGTCGACGATATCTTCCGGCAGATGGTCATTGACCTCAGCATAGGTCAGATAGCCTTGCTCCTTACCACGGGTGACAAGAAGCTTGAGCTGTGACTGCGGGTTTTGCTCCATAAGACGGTATCCA